GGGATTTTCAAAACCAAAGTTTGCCTTAACGTATATTATTATTGCTCTTTTGATTAATAAATCAGTGTCTACAATTTTACTTTCTAGTACTCCACTTAATACTAAATCAGCTTTTGCTGCATCTATTAAGTCTTGTATTTCGGTATCGAATGATGTGTTTGATATTCTAAGACATTGCTTTACATCAACCAACAATTGATTTACTTCTGTTTCTGTTTCAGGCTCAGTAGGTTCTTCTGTTTCTTCATTTTCAATTGGTTCTAATTCTTCTGACATTTTTTAATCCCCTCCTTAAAATAAAAGAGAGGCTTTAAACCTCTCTTACAGTACTAAATACACGTCAATAGCTTTATCGTCATGTAATGCTGTAGCAAGTGTTATTGTATTCTTTTCGATTTCGTCATCATCAATTGCGAGTGTGGGTGGTGTAGTCTCTAAAGCTCCTGCTTGAGTTGCAAAACACAAAGGCTTAACATCAAATATATATGGAAGTCCTATCTTACTTCCCCAACCTACGTCAACTGTTTCTGTTCCTGCTGCTATTGGTAATGTAATCTTTGTTACGGTTTTGAATGCTTTGTTTCCAACCTTTGCTGATGTTCCTGCAAGCGTGAATTCTTCACTTATTGCTTCATTTTTGATGTTTGTGCCGTGTACAACTACCTTTGCATTTTCACCTGTTGAATCACTAGCTACGACAGTGATATTCCTAGCATAAGGCATTTCACTCAAGAACTCTGTAATTGTCTGTGCTGCAGCTGTAAGTGCTATTCCATCTAACAGTCCATCTGCGTCAGCTGCACATGCTTGTTCTTTTGTGTACGAAAGATGTGCTACTTTTGCCTCGTCAGCTGATATCCCATACACATCAGTGTTGAGTTGTCCAATAAATCTATTCATTATTTGTTTCCTCCATTTCATTATTTGAATTAAAAAGGAGCTAGAATTAACTAGCTCCTAATTAGGTTAAATCAGCACTACCTTTAACGATTGCTCCCGCATCAGCTACATCACAGTCAAAAATCGCTACAGCTCTATAGTCTACAGCATTGTATACAAAACCTGATGCTGCACTAGATTCTACAGTTACGTTCTGAGACAAGTTTCCAACGATTTGTTTGTAGTCGCCCAAGAACATGTCAGTGCCTGCAACCGCATCAGAAAACAATACAGGGAATCCATATATTCTGTAGGTTCCGTTGTCATTGGACACTATTGGAGCTTTTGCATCGTCCCTGAGAACCATGACATGCTGCCAAAAAGTTTTGTGGTTCATTAAAAATTTTGCATTTCTAGCATATCCACCAGGCAAATATGAAATTAACTCAGCTATTTCAGCAGCTGTAGGTTTGCTATTTGCTGCCCACTGTACTGCATTGCTGTCGTTGGTGTAAGTTGTTGCATAGTCAATACCTTTAGGCTGACTGTTACCAGTTCCGTTAATTACATAGTATTCAATCTTCTGAGCTATTTTCTCAGAAAGATTATCAACTAAGAACTGCTCAAAAGCATCAACTGACATATTTCTAGCTGAAGCAGATAATCTAACAAGTTTCACTATTTCAAAACCTGCAAGATGCACGGTAATGAAAGTATCAGCTGCACCATTAACAAGATCATTCTCTGTATGCAATGCTGCATCATTGTTTGTGCCCTCGACTCCGAAGCTTATATTTCCAGCGACATTTAATAAAGTGATTTCGTCAAGTATTGAAGCATACTGTTTAACTTTGCCAAAAATTGCATTGTAAGTTTCTAGAGAAATCACAGCGTTAGCTGCTGCTATACTTCTTTTTTCAGTGTCATCAAGTTCTTTTCCCATAAGGTTTTTCAACCATGCACTTCTGTATTCTTTTGTATCAACATTGTATAGTTCGTTCATTTTTCTTTCCTCCATTTTTGGCTTTTCAATCATTTCAGGCTTAATTTCATTTGCCTGTATACCTTCAGCAATTTGTTTTCTTTCCTCAATCTGTGCTTTTTCAGCATTTAGAGCTTCAATTTCTGACCTTAATTCTTCGAGATTGAGGTCTTTTGCATCAGACTCTAAAAGTTCTTTAATTTCTAATTTTCTTTGTTCGATTTCATTAATTCTACCCATTGTAAAAATCCTCCATTTTGTTTTTGATATTAAGTTGTTTTATGTCGGTCTTATAGGTCACATAAGAGTATCAATTTCTGTCGCAATTCAGCTAACTCCTTAGCTTTTTGTTCCTTTTCCGCCTCCGCTTCAAAGAAACTCCTTGCTGAAATTGAAGTATTTTTGTAAGCCGGAAAACTAACCGCACTAACATCATACAATCTTTTAACTTTCTTAATGGTTCTGGTGTGTGTATCCCTATTATACTCATCCGTCTCCACGGTAAATGCAAACGACATTGATTGATAAAATCCATTCTTAATATCTTCATGAAGCTCTCTGCCAGTTGCATTTTTTGATAAATCCGCTTCAATATATAAACCATCGTTTCTAACTTCTAATTTTAATGTACTATTTTTCGTTCTTGCAGCGGGTTTTCCTTCGTGATCTATTACTAATACAACATCAGATAAATCTACACCATCTAGTGCACCTGGTGCAATTACTTCTTTGTAT